AGGAGGGTGGTCTATTCAACCATCAGCATTAAAAGTAATGCGGCTTCATTGCTCTTAATAAATTTGTCCGTATCATATCATTTTGGGTTACTTGCAGGATAAAATCTCGCATCTCATCAAACCCTTCCCGTATTCTCCCTGAATCTATTGCGAATTGGATTTTCATATCGACTTCGGCCTTGATTGAGGCTAACTGAAATTGCTGTTCTAAAGACAATGCTCCGGGTTCTTGCTTTGCTTGCATGGTTTATCCCTTTCAATAGATAGTGAATTTACCCTATCTTATCCTGTGGATCGCTAAGAGAAAGATGCTATTGATACATTTAGGTGTTGCCCTAACGAATACCGTGTAACACGCTAACCTTTGTCGGGAGGGTAGGGGGGTCTTTTGGGGATTATGTGTTATAGTGAATATGGCTTAGGCTAGAACTGCTCTCGCACCACACGCAGTTTAGTTCAGTCCTTGGCTCCTTAACTCTTTGTTTTTCGATTTATTGTCCCAGGAGAAATCTTGGGACACTTTTTTGTTTATAGGGGTTGAGTTTTCCCTGGTGTTTGAGTTATAGTTAAAGCAGGAAACAAGGAGTAAAAAGCAAGGACACATGAATTGTTTAGACTGGATTAATTGGCGGAGCAATGGCTTCCGCGACTACACCGTTAATTTCCGGCTATGGCGTAACATTATCAGTCGCACTCGCCCCTGTGATTACCAGATCATTGCTTTCTGGTATTGGTTGAATTATCCTAGCTCAGATGGGGGCGGTTAAAATGCAGAAATCACTATCATGGCGTGATCATGCGATTAATCGAATATCAAACGCCCTCCTTGAATATGAAGCACAATGCGCTTGCTTAGGGGAAGAAATCAACCCTAAAGACGCACGGAAGTGGGTAAACGACCGCTACCCCTTCGGAATTAGGGAACATTTCCCCTACAAGATATGGCTTGAGGAACTGAAACTAATTGAGAAGTTTCTCAAGTTGGGTGAGCCCGCTAAATACTATCCCCATTGGCGAAATCATGTAACCAGTCGAGGTGAGTCAGGAAGCACTCGCAAATCCAAAGCAGTAGTTTACGAAGGTCAATTAAGTTTATTTTAGTCTAATCAACACAAAGGAACAAATGGAATTATTAACTTTCAAATCATTCAAAGAACAAATCAAGAAACTGTTTCCCCATTTCCACGAAGAAGTGGAGATTCACGCCGCAAACTTAACGGAATCAGCATGGGAATTCATAACGATCTTGTATATTGCGAAGTTTGGCTACGATGATCCGAATGAGCATATTGTTGAATACGAAACAAGCGGGTGTTTTTATTACCACTCCCAGAAAATTATTGGGGTTGGCAAAACACTCTCGGATGCCATAGAAGATCATCGGGTAAAAGCTAAATCTAATCTTTCTTTCCTTTCAATGTCCAAAAGTTAAGCCAGATTACCGTGTAACACAGCAATTATGGCTTGACGAATCCAAGAAAGTGAGTTATGTTTAAAGATAGGAAGTCGCAAAACCAGCAACAGCGAGTCCTATCTTTTTTATATCAAAAACAATGGCAAATCCAACACCAAGGCAACTAGAGTTTTATTTCAAAGGGAAGTGGAACAACCTCCCAACAAAGGTCATTAGGCTCCCTGAAGTTTTCCATAGGAAAACTTACGAATTGTGTAAACTTCTCGACAATGGAATTGATCCACTCGCAAGAGTTGAATCCGTGCCACAAACCTTTCCCTGGACAATGGAGGCGGTTCGGGACTGGATGGTTCACGAAGATCGGGAACTGCCTGAACTCCTGCCGTTAGAGCAAATATTAACAAAAGCGATCGCCGATGCCAGGGAACGGAAGATTGACCGCAGACTGGAACGAGCCGTTTGTTTTTTGGCTGACCGATGCGACGGAGCCAGGGAACATGATGGGTGCGGTTTTAATACCTGCGATTCCCAGTTTGGGAAATGGATTGCGGAACGAGTGCGGAGTGGTAAGCATCTATCGGGAAACATGGCGAAAGCCACACTCAAGATGCTGCAAAAGTATGTCCGGCAGTTAGAGAATATCGGGTTAGTTCTACCGGAGTGGGAAGCGATCGCCCACCAATATCAAGCTACACCCGAACCCTCACAAGAGGAAAAGCCACCAAAACGGATTGAGGTTATCGGACATCGGCTCTGTGTTTTCCATCCCTTTGACGGGACGGGAGCATTCCAACAGAAAGCTAAAACCGTCCGAGGCTATAAATTTAACGAGTTGAATAACAAAGGATGGTGTTATCCCCACAGCGTATTAGAGGACTTAATTAAGGTGTTTCCCCAATCAGACTTTTACTATGACGACGAGATTCAGACCATGATCCATTTAATTGAAATCAAGAAAGCCGAAGCCGAGGCGGAACTCCATGCCGAAGCATTAGGAAAAGCAACCCGAATTATGGGGTTAGTCGAGAAGGCAAAAATAGACCAACCTCTCTCAAATGGTTGGATATTGCGAGACTATCAACAGAAAGGGGTTGAGTGGCTCCTGGCTCACAGCGAGGGCGGGATTTATAAAGGAGGCATCCTAGCCGACGATATGGGACTAGGGAAAACCTTAGAATCCCTAGTGGCAGCAAAAGCCCTACAACGGACGCACAACTGCCCTGTGTTTGTGGTTTGCCCTGTATCTTTGATGGAGGGTTGGCGACGGGCAGCTACAATGGTAGAGGTTGAGGTAGAGTTGTTCTCTAATCACTTTAGTCAAATCCCTGCACCCTTAGAAAGCGGGGGTTTTGTGGTAATCTTTGACGAGGCACATAGCTTTCAAGATCCCACATCAAAGCGGACAAAAAAATTCTTGAATTTATGCCTTGCCGAGAATTGCATCGCCGCATGGCTTCTGACCGGAACGCCAATGAAAAACGGACGACCAATTAACCTGATGCCCCTTTTGATGGCGGTTGAACATCCCCTCGTGCAGAACAAACATAAATTTCAGGAGCGATACTGCAACGGGCATCGGAAGGTCATTAACTCCTACGGAAAGACTGTCTGGGACGTGACCGGAGCCGCATTCTTGGACGAACTTAGCCAGAAAACCCATGACGTTATCCTGCGGCGGACTAAAAAAGAATGCCTCCCTGAACTGCCACCAAAGACCCGAATCTTTAAGCAAGCGGAATTAGAGAAAACTCGTGCATCTGAATACCATGCCGAGATTAAAGCCTTAGTACAGAACTACAAAGACCGTGCCGATGCAGGGGAGGTTGACCCCTCTGCCGAGGCCCTTGTTACCCTGAATATACTGCGAGGAGTGGGGAGTCGTTACAAGGCTGACAGCGCCATCACACTCGCCCAAGAACTGCTAGAACAAGGGCAGCAGGTGGTGATTTTCACCGAATTTATTGAGAGTGCCAAGGCTATCAATGCGGCGCTTGGGGGTGAGCTACTTATTGGGGGAGTAGATCCATTACTCCGACAGGATATGGTAGATCGGTTCCAAGCTGGGGAAAGTAAGGTGTTTGTCGGGACAATTAAATCCGGTGGGGTAGGTTTGACACTGACCGCGGCATCAAACGTAATCCTAGTGGATCGGGCATGGACTCCAGGTGACTGTGAACAAGCCGAGGATCGGTGTTATCGCCTCGGACAATTAAATGCAGTCTTCTGCCACTGGCTGAAATTTGGGACGGTTGACGAGGCGATTGACTCGTTGGTTGGCGAGAAGCAAGAGCGAATTGAGATTGTCTTAAAGGGCAAAACCCACACTATCAAAGCATCCTCCCCGATGGAATTAGCCAAGCAATTACTGCGGATTTTATAGGAAAAGATTAAACCCGCCATCCTAGTTAGGGAACGGCGGGTTAATTTTCAGTTCTTTTTGCTTTTAGCTGTTCTCTTTTCTTTAACTTTTGCAACCCTCTCTGGTATTTTTCGAGGGATAATCTCAACGTTTCCCCATAACCACTGGGAATCGTTAATCTCCTTGAAAACCAAGTAATAGCGCGGAGGTTTTCCTTCTTGTAAAACGTGCAGTGTCGTTTCCTCACGATCTGCTTCTGGGTTGTACCGAGTAGGAGAAATCTTACAATAGTATGAAGGACATCCAATCCCCTCCTCTACTCCCTCTCCAAACTCTACCGGGGGGTTGGCAAGAACATAAGAAACCTGTTTATACATAACTTGCAACTTATACTTGTAACACGCGAAACCTAGGCATTTAACTCCCTGTCCAGAAAGCAAAATTAGGGAGCAAGCCGAGCTTTCCCTAATCTATTTTTTTCATACCAAGCTGAAATCTCAGGAACCCAATCCTGAGTATGTTGCCACATCATTTCAGAGAGTTTTTGAATCTCTAATTGAGCATCTTTTTTGAATCTTAAATCGAGAAAATGTAACAGTGAACGCAGGTTACAAGACATAACAAAATGCTGTCTGAAATCGAACGGGATTAAACCCCTGGCGTGTTCTTCACTCATCCCAGACTCAATGTTTTGTTTATACAAACCACAAGCATCTACACAGTGTTGTAAATGGATTTCTCTTAATTCAGGTGAATAATAATATTTTTTGCCTTGGCGATCGCTGTAATTCCCCACCGGACGGAGGTAAAAAACATCTTCTAAACTTCTCTTGAAGTTGATTACATCAACAATCCTCTGCCCTGAGTAGCGCCCAGATTGAACATCGAAACTAGCTATTCTATGCCGGGTTGCCTGTTGCATCACACTATGGGGGAAATATCCCACACTAAAAACGATGTGGCAGTGCTCTAACACTCCAAAGTGTCCTCTATTTCCCTCTAGTAATCGTTTAACGGCTATCTCCCCACACTTAATTTCAGAAGGGGTTTTATCAAGGCTTTCATATATATAATCCTCACTATAATCCTGATGGAGAGCCAGATACATTATTGTCTGGGGATTAGCTGTTTTCGATAAAACATCAACCTTGAATCTGTCCATTAATCTCCTGCTCTTTTGTGCATCGTAATCATACCATTATATCATTTAATCACCCATCCCAAAATGGCCCACTTCCCAAAATGTCCATAACTTGTCCCCAAAAAAAAGTTTTAAAAACCCCTTGACATTTCCTAGGGTATCAGTTATAGTTAGGAAAGTAGAGAACAAAGAGCTAAAACGACCATGAACTATAGAGAACTTCAACAATCCTTAAAAGCCTACCGTGCATCGGGTTTGACCATAGTCAAGCTCAATCAAAAAACGGCCGTTCTTCAGGCCGAATATAACCGGATTCAAGCCCAACAAGCCCAACAAGTCCAACAAGTCCAACAAGTCCAACAAGCCCAACAAGCCCAACAAGCCCAACAAGCCCAACAAGCCACCAACGACTTACCAGACAGCCTCACCTTCGGGGTTGAAATCGAAGTAACCCGGCTAATAAGCCAGGATGCGATCGCACAAGCCCTACAAGCCGCAGGGATAGCGGCTGCGGTTGAAGGCTATAACCATGTAACGAAGCGGCACTGGAAGGTCGTAACGGATGGCAGTTGCGGCTACGAGGTCGTAAGCCCCATCCTCAGCGGCGAGAAGGGCATCGGCGAGCTTCGGAAGGTTTGTGAGACTCTAACCCGTATAGGGTGTAAAGTAAACAAGCATTGCGGACTGCACGTCCACCTGGGGGCGGACTTCCTAGGGGTCGCACGGGTTCGGAACTTCGTAAAGCGCTACATGGCGAATGAAGCGAACCTGGACGCTATACAGCCTCGCGCACGGCGCGGTTCCAAGAACCGATTCTGCCTCCCGATTTCAGAAACGATGAGAACCCATCTCATTGATAACTGCCATGTCATTGACGATATGGTGGGGCTACAGACCACTCGCTACTGCAAGGTGAACTTGCAGAGCTACCGAAAATACGGGACTGTAGAAATCCGGCATCACGCCGGGACGACCAACGCGACAAGGATAGAGAACTGGGTAAGATTTTTAATCGGGTTCGCTACAACCGCCACGCCCGAAAACGCCACGAACATCGAATTTAACTCGATGTTCAACAACAATAACATCGCCCAATTTTACCGCCGACGGCGCGCCGCACTCGCCGCATAATAGACTACGGGGTAGGATTCCCTACCCCTACCTACCCTCTACCCCAACCACTAAAATGATGACTACCTATCGACTTTTCGACGACTCCCTGACCGTTACGGGTTCACCTAAACAGATTACCCACGCACTATGGCGAAATTGTGTACGAGGCTGCCACTCCCCATTACCCGATGTCAAAGCCTATATGGAATGGCAGAAGCGGGTTGAGGTGAATTGGTCGGGCAAAACCCTTGACACAAGCTCTTACGATGCGTTTGTAGCCTCCCTCGTCACGGTGGGGTTCCTAGTGCCTATCAAATAGCCAACGGCTCCCTACTCCTGCCGTGATGCACAACGGTACTCCATAGGGGGAAGTCATGGGGCAAATGACCGATGTTGAAAACCAGATGAATGACGCTATAGGGATCGCGTTGACGAAAATCTAGTAAGCACACCCTATAGTACACCTAAAATAGTATGAGGAC